AAACTTACATCTTATAAAAGAAGTATTATAGTTATCACCTCTAAGGTGAATTGGTTCTATTCGGTCTGAAACCTTATCCATTTTAAAGGTACAATCTTCCAGAGTAACACCATCTGTTCTACGAAATCCAATCATAACTTTTTGAGAGGTCATTTCTCCTATTTTTTTAGAAGTTAAAGTAATTCCATGAAGGGATATGTTACTATCAATTTCTGAGGAATCATCATAATAAGAGGAATTTATAATATAAAAAGCGTCAGTAAACCTCTCAAAATTATCCGAAAAAATTATTGTAGAATCATATCCAAAAATATGAGTATTGGAAGGTAAAATTAAAAAAGAAGATATTAAATATGTTCCTCTTAACAAAATAATTTTATTTTTACACTTTAAAGCTCTTTTAATTGCTTCTGTGTCATCATGTACACCATCACCTACTGCTCCGAACATCTCTGGTGTTATACCTCGCTCTTCAATACCATCTTGCAGGTTATCATAAAGGTCTTTATTCATAACAGTAACACCATCAGTGGTGTTTCTTCTTGTATAAGCCATTTTCTTACCTCCTTACATTAACCCGAACATTGTCGGGTATCTTACTTGAGTCTCACCATTTACCGTTATCTTAACATACTCCGGAATATTATTCAACACCATAGTATTAAGAACACATACAGAGGTGTTTAAAAATGCCATGATTTCTGTGTCATGCTCATTCTGCGCCCTCACTGTCTCTTGTACAGTGTCCTTTACAGTGTATTTCTCTAAATCTTCTCCTGCAAGATTTCCTATATCAACATGACCCTCATTAGTGAGTAAGTCTTTATTGAAAGTAAATCCAGTGTTAAGAGAAGCATAAAACCTTTGCTCACCAATTACAAGACTTTCTTTTCTATGAGTATCCTCTGAGTCAAGACTGGTATTATCAGCAAGACCAACAGTGTCAATAGTTTCATCAGTGTCAACACCTTCATTGAGATAGAGATTATCATTCAATCTTACCACAAAATTATTTAAAACACCTTTGTAAATCTCAGTAGACTTATCAGACCTAATTGTGGCAATTTCGGACTGTAAATAAACTACCTTATCAGAGTGTTCTTCTGTCTTTGAGATAAAATCGTCATTAGCAAAAATAGCACTGCCAAAAGTATCACCAATATTAAATCTTGAGTTACCTTCATCAGTAATACCAATAGAAGGAAGTGTTGCCTGTTCTTCAAAAATACTCTTCATGGTATTCACAACAACTTCAAGCACCTTTAATCTTCCAGTGTCTAACATTGGTGTTGTCTTGATATTTGTTGCCACAAGTTCATCTGTATCAATGTAGTCATTTAACACCAAGTCATCATTCAATAACTTAAATGGATTATTCAGTGTAGGTCTTAAATACTGATTAGATTTCCTCCGGTCAAGATTTCCTGTTTCTTGAAGAATATATTTTATCTTATCCCAGAACTTGTCAACCTCTACATCATAGTAATAAGACTCATTCAGATAAATACTCTTGTTGAGTCCTAAATCAAAGTTATTGAGAGTAGGGAACAGTCCTTCTTTATTACCACTAAGAAGTCTGCTATGCTCACTTCTCACTTCTGTAACAAAGTCCTCAAGTCTCTCCCTTGCTTGCAACTTCGCTGTCTCATAAAACAGGTACACAAAGATAATAGTAACCTCAATAAAGAATGGCAAAAACTCCTTAATAATTCTAAGGAGTTGTTCTCTATCTGGTAAGTCTCTTGTACCTGTCTGGTCATAGTCCATTTCCAGTCTAAGGTCAACATGGTAGTCATTTAAAAAATCTGGACTAATTACAATGTCCGTTTTTACATCAGAGATAATAGAGGTAAGGTATTCAATAACTGTAGTAGCACCTTTTCTGGCATAAAGGTCTCCGAGGATAGGAAGTAACTTTCTCAGATATACTTCTGGAATACCATTGAACAGAGGTAAACCATACTGCTCAAAAAGAACACCTAACACTTCGGAAGGAGTTCTCTCTGGGTCATTCAGATTTAAGATACCATTCAATTCATCTACTACAAAGGAATATCCTCCATCAGATAACACCTGTAAATATCTCTTGAGGGCATAGTCAACCATACTGTCAGCATTATGGTACATAACAGGAAGTGTATTATACAATTTTTCACTGAATGTTTTGCTGTCCATTACTTTTGACATATATTACACCTCCTTCACTTTACCACCTGTTACATTTAATGTGAATGTTCCTAAAGTAATAATCTTACTATCACTGTCTGGTGAGATTATATCACTGTCCGGTGAGATTATTCTAAAGGACTCAACTCCGGCAAAAGTTTCTCTCACTTGACTCTCCAATTCAGACTTTGCAAATTTAGTGTCAAACTTCATATTTCCATAAGCAAAGAAAGTGTTCTTCACATAATCCTCTACATAGTCTGTAATAGTAGCCCTGTCATAGTCATCATCAATGATAAGGTTAGCAGTAAGATTAACTTTATACTCCCCATGTTCTTTAAACTGATAAGAAGTTCCCGGAATAATTCTTGAGTCAAAGAACACTGCAATCTTTTTCAGAAGTTCCTCTGTCATTTCATAACCCTGTCTCATAAGATAGAACACATTCATTTTCAGTTTTGTGGTTTCATCTGGAACACCTTTAGCAGATAATACCTCATAGAAGTTGATTCTTAAAAGGTCTACATAGTCCTGTGCTGTGATTGCTCTGTCTTGAGTCCTAAAAGTGGCAGGAGCATTTTCTCTAATCTCCTCAATACTTTCTTTTTCATGACCGAGTACTAAAGGTTGGTGAGGATTAAAAGTCCTCTCTACATAAGCTACACTCTCTGAAATTTCGGTGATAGTGTTTGCTTTAACATTACCAATTTCTCCACCACCAGTTCTGTATGAAGCAATGATACCATTATCAAAGACAGCAGGAATTTTACCTCTTGCACCACTACCAAACTCAACATAACAGTTGTCAAACTCGTCCACTGTCACAGTGTAGTGTTTGCTTGTCTCGTCACTGTCAATAAAGGTGTTCACTTGAGTCCACAACTCAAATCCGTTACCTTCATCAATCATCAACTGAATAGAGTCTGTAAGCACTTCTTGATAGTTCAGTTTAAAGGACTGATAAGGTTGACCATTTGAAGTACCTAAAAGGTCTTCATTAACAGAAGTTCCTTGTTGTACATTAACCATGTACTTATACTCACCTGCTTCTGTCTTTTCATCACCAAGTTCTCCGGCAGGAATGATAAGGTCATCTGTAGTCTCAAAATAAACAACAACCATATCAGTACTTTCGGCTGTGTGAACAACACTACCTTTAGGGATAATAATGTCTCTGTCCATAACATTACTTAAAACAAATACCTGTTGGATAACACTGGCTGTCTGGTTCTTTGCAATATACCTTAACTGTCTTGCTAACAACACCGCAATTCTTCTGTCTTGTGTGGTAGGCAGAAAACAGTCATTTGCAATTACATCACTGTATAAACTACAAATATCCAGACCATTTGCAAGGCACTCAATAATGACAATACCTGCGTCAGTCTGGCTTGTATCAGTGTACTCCGGCATACGTTTCTGTAACTCCTGTATTAAAAGAGTTCTGTATGCTTCATAATCTCTACTTGTATAATCAATACCTTGTGTTGGTTTTCTACTCATTGTTTACTTCACCTACCTCAAATTTTGCTGTGTACCAAGTCTCATACTTGATAATTTTAAAAGTTATGGTAGCAAAGAGAAAGCTACCTTTGTCTGTTGTTTCTACTGTGAACTCAATATTATCCTCAGAAGATTCTACTCTATCCTCAAGTCTTTCAATAGCGTCCATGATTCTTGTCTTCGCTATTGCTTGTAGTGTTTCATCATTCGGTTCAAACACCACATTGATAAGCTCTGAATAAATGTCAGCTTCCATTACTCTCTGTAAATAATGAGTTCCGAATATCTGTCTAAGACTTTCCACAATATGTGTCGGGTCTGTAGCACTTGTGGTTGACATTACTACACCACCTTGAGGTCCAATTCTAAAAGGATAACTGATACCTCTAAAACCACTTTTAGGCATAACTGATTCCTCCTTTATACATTAGGTGCGTCAACTCTTGTATCAGCATGAACGATACCTCCACCATTCTTACCGACATAAGCATTGACATTTCCTGCATTAAGATTGTAACAACTAACATTACCTTTCACTTCTAAAGAACCATCAACTGTTACTTTATTGTGAACGATTTTTAAGTCACATACACCTGCTCCAACATTTATTACAATCTCACCATTTTTCATAGTGATAGTACAGTCTGCATAGTTGATAATTCTAACCTTGTTTTTAGAAGAACCATAGCTCTTTCCTAAAGGAGTGGTCTCTTTTTGCCACCAGTTACCTAAATATACAGGAAAATTTGGGTCTCCTTTTTCAAAGGCAATCCAAATCGTCTCTTTTGGTTGAGGGAGACAGAAATCTCCACCTGTGTCATAAGCTACTGGAACACAAGGCTCACACCATGCACTTTCTATTTTATCACCAAGAACATCTGGTATCAAACACTTTATTCTACCCCTTTTTTCTGGGTCATTGGTATTACTGACAATACCTTTATAAAATCCTGCATATGTTGTGGACATTTCTATTTCACCTCCTTATGGGATAATCAGTTTCAGACCAATAGGAAGTCTCCTATACTGTGATGGACTGATATTATTTGCTTTTGCAATCTTAGGATATTGTGCCCCATTTCCATAATACTTTCTAGCAACACTCCACAAACACTCTCCGGCTTTGAGATAATGAATACGCTGTGAAGTCTTTTTAGGTTTTTTAGCAGGTTGAGTACCCTTTTTCTTTCCCGGTTTTTTCTTCTTTGGAACTTTCTTGTCCACAGTACTTGTAGAGGTCTTCTTTAAAGAGTTTCCAAAGTCCGTCTTAATAACTGTGGCTGAATGAGAATATCCTTCTTTACTTATCTGTCTTGTTACATCTTGCACAAAATATAAACCAGACAGATACTTACCTAATCCATTTAACTTTACAGTGTCTCCGGCAGTGAGTTTAATGGTCTCTTTTGTTGCAATAAACTTTAGTTGACCTGTGAGAATATTGTACTCAATCGTGTTATATTTCTTCTCTGCACTACCTGTTGAAGAGTTCGGGTTAGAATTACTTGAAGTCATGTTTCCACCACTACTTGAGGAAGGTTTTGTATTACCACTTCCAGAAGAGGGTTGTTTATTACCACCACCAGATGAAGGTCTTCTGTTAGAAGAACCTCCACCACCGCTAGAAGACCATTTACCTGTAGTTGGGTCATATGTCATTGAACCACTTCGAGCCATTAAATCTCACCTCCTTTAACTCCATGTTTTCTTGTTAGGGTTATAAGTATACGACCTGCCACTATTAGAACCTCCACTTGGAGTATTCTTTGTTTTACTGTCTGTTGTTCTTTTAGAAGTAACCTTCGTAGAACTCAGTTTCTTATTAGAAGATTTAACCACAGAAGAACCAACTTCAACTTGAGCAGATTCCTTGTTAATTTTCGGGCTAAAACTAATAAGGTCATGTGGATAATTTAAGTAAGTCAAGGTCATTTTTGGGTCTTTCAAGTGACCTTTCTTCACATAATAAAAGGTGTTCCCTATAAGTCTTGCTGTAAATGGATAAACTTCATTACCTGCTAATTGAGTAATAAAGTCAATATCCGTCTGGTTTGATTGTGTGATAGTCTCTTGCTTCTCAAAGGCATACCCACTCTCAATCACACACTTAAAACCATAGCTTTTCACGATTTTCTGTACTACCTTTGCATTGGTAGTATTTTTGAAAGTGTTACTCTTTTTCTTTCGGTTCATCAAGTGAGTATTATCCATACAGGTAACTGTTAAAAGAGGAAGACCACTCTCTTGAAAGATAATATCAATAGCAGAAATATATCCCTCAAATTTAACCCTATAGGAAACTCCTACCCAACCTAACTGTACTTTTATTTTGTTGTCTTCAATGAAGATATTATCCTCAATGTAAAGAAACTCTGGGTCAGCAATCTTAATGACACACATATCAGAACCATCTACTGTTTCTGTTATCTGAATATTATTGATACACTGCTTTTTATCCATTCCCAACTTTTTACCACTTATCCATACATTATATTCGATTGCAAGAAGTTCTCCATTTTTATAGCTTGACATAGAACACCTCCTACACGTTTACAATTTCTAAGACTTCATCATAATCTGGGATAAAGATTCTGTCACCATACTCAATATCAAACTCTGTTCTGTATTTAGGATTTGCGTCTAAAATAGCCCATCTTAAAGCACATATCCCATAATACTTATAGGCAACACCATCTAAGGTGTCACCTTCTACCCACTCATGCACTGTAGCATTGGCAATATTGAAACTAAATCTACTCCGCATTTTAAGTATTGGACTTGAGTTACCATATCTTGTGTACAGTGGTGTTTGCAGGTATCTTGAATTTTCGTACATCATACCCTTCCCACCTGCCTTAATGTTAATGTGAATCTTGTCATAATAGGTCTACCATAACTATCAAGCCTCTCGTCATTTACTTTCAGCTTTTTCAGTACACACACTTTAACGAAATAGCCATAAGCAAAAGTAACCGTAGGTGGCTTTTTAAAAGAACTTTTATTATATTCCGGTGGCATAAGTGCTTCAAAGAATTTCCTAGCTGTGTTAATCTTTCCACTGTAAGGTTTATCATACATAAACACTTCCACTGTAAACTCTCTGACTTTACCACCAGAATATTGTGTTAAAGGATAGCTCATACCGGGAGAGTCAATGTCACTAAACATTGACTCCCTTTCATAAGGCACACTGGTAGGATTGAACTGACATACCAGTTTTTTATTGGTTGAGTTGTTGATAAAGTAACACTTTGTCTTTGCCGGACTATCAGCATTAAACTTTCTGCTCACTGTCAATTCCTCCTTCCTAGTAAGCTAACTCTGGGTCTGGTGCATTGATATTCTTGTAATGAGCCATCTTCTTAATCTGCTGTTTTCTTGCAATCTTATCCATGATAAGGTCTGCAAGTCTTTCTGCTTCTGCTTCGGACGCTCCGTTTGCTTGAATTACAATAGCACCAGAGTTAAAGGTTACTGAATTATCTGTGTCTCCACCTTGAGTAGTTGTCTGTTGTGTGTTGTTATTCGTGTAATAATTACCCGGAATAACAGGACTTCCACTATCAGTAGGTGTTGGAGTAGGTTTAAATGGTTCTGGTGAATCTACACTTACTTCCGGCAGGAAAGGTGTAAGAGAACTTACTGCGGAAGAGATTCCACTTAAAGCACTTGTAAATGCACCTGTTACACTGCTGATTAGTGTATTGTTTGAAGAACTGTTACTGTTAATAAGGTTTCCTACTTTAGAAGCAAGTACACTTATCCACCCAGTATTTTTCTCAAGTGGCATAACAGCTTCTTGACCATTCTCACCGACACCGATTACACTTGGTTTATCAAACACACCACCCTTTTCATACCAACTAACACTAAGGTGTGGTACAGAAGGTGGGTTAATACTAAGACTACCACTAATACTAAAGTGAGGAAGTGCAATATGTGGTAATTGTAACCTACAACTACTAAAGAAACCACTAATCCTACTTAAAGCACCAGATACAATACTCTTAGCACCATTCATTACATTGCTGATTGTGTTCTTAACTGCATTAAACACACTTGATACAGTACTCTTGATACTTGCACCTATAGATGACACAGTACTCCTCACAGCATTAAATCCTGTGGAGACAACACTTCTTATGCCACTAATGACATTGGAGATAGTGCTTTTAATACTGTTCCAAACAGAGCTAACTGTACTTGAAATACCACTCAATACACTTGAAATGGTACTTTTAATACTATTCCATGCTGAACTGATAAAACTTGCAATCGCACTTACCACAGTAGTTATCACAGATTTGATTGCGTTCCAAATCACCTGTACAACATTCCAGATTGCTTGTAAAGCAGTACCAATAGTGCTTACAATAGCACTGAAAATAGAAGAAACCACATTCCAGATACTTTGTAGTATAGTGCCAATAAAATTAGAGATAGCACTAAAGATACTCTGAACACCTTGCCATATTCTATCTAAGTCACCAGTAAAAATTCCCACAATAATATCAAGAATACCACTGACAATGTTCATAATACCACTTAAAGCAGAACTTATAATATTCACAATAGAATTAACTACTGTGACAATGACATTCCACACACCTTGAATGAATGTGGAAATTGTGCTTATAACACCTTGAACTAAAGGTACTAAAACATTAACAAGAAACTCTCCAACAGAAGATATAGCACTAATGATAGCTTGGAATACTGGATTACTTGCAATCTCCTGTGCTTTCTGTACAATGAAGTCTTTCACTTTACCAAAAGCACCACCAATCATTCCGGCAACTTCTACAACTTTATCTTTAAAGTTTAGAAAAGCGTCAATTACTGGTTGAATTGCTGTTTTTAAATTCTCCCAGATAGAACTGAGTCCATCTTTTAAGGAGTTCCAGATATTCATACCTTCTTCTTTTAGAGTAGTCCAAATGCCAGACACTTTCGCTTTAAATTCCTCCCAATGTGTCACTGCATAAGTAATAATAGGTGCGAGAACTGCAATAATCGCCGCAATCACTGGTGCTGATAAACCACTAAAGAATCCTACGATAGCACTACCTATACTTTGCAAAGCTGGCATAATAACTGTACTTCCGAAATTTGCTAATGCAGGTCCGATAGTCTGTGTAAAGATAGGCACAATCCTTGAAGCTATATTTGCCAGTCTTGGAAAGATTGCTCCCAACTTACTTGTCAAACTACCCGGAGACATTAACACAGAAAAAGCGGATTTGATAAAACCACCAAGTTTTGTAAAGGTAGGGAAGAGTTTAGTAACAAACTTTCCAATACCACCGATAGCTCTACCTACACCACCAAAGGCTTTCGCTAATGTTCCTACTATACCTACTACTTTTGCGACTTTACCAAAAATACTATCAAGTACTTTAAACACTGCAAAGAACACTATTGCTTTAGCTGTGAATTTACCGAAACTCTCTCCGAATTTGAACCATGCGTCAGCGTCACCACTGGAAAGTAACTGGAAGAAAGAAGTCAGCTTTTCAAGAGCTGTGTCAATAAATGTTCCTTTTAAGTTTGTCTGTAATCCTTGAATGAAATTCTTGATACTGTCACTTACCTCTTTAAATCCTGCAATAAATCCTTCTTTGAATAAACCGAATCTATATTTAAGGTCAAGGATTGCTTCAATCAAAGGAAGTACCCCTAACTCTTTCGCTTTTAAGAATGTGTCCTCACTTAACGTAAATCCATCATCACTATTCCACAATTCTGATAAGGCACGACACACTATCATCAATTTCATAAGACCTACAGTGAGGTTATTCCAGAAGCCACCTTTACTCTGTAAGTCTGTAACCACATTCATCATTCCACCAACACTCATGTTAATAGCACCTCTAGCTGTACTAAATGAGTTCATAAGGTTTTGAACAAATCCAGTGATTAAAGTTCTGATTCCTGCGAAGTCTGTCTTCCATGCAAGGTACATACCACCAATGGCAAGACCTAAAGGAAGAAGTCTGGCTGTGATTGCTTTCAGACCTCCTACAAGAATACTCTTCATAGAGGAGAAGCTACCACCCATAGCCATAAGCACAGTTGCAAGCCCGGATAATGAGGAAACTACTTTAAGTGCCAAACCTGTTAAGGTTAAAAGGACACCTGCAAATGCTGTCAACTGTATCACAAACTTAGCAAGTTTCGGTTGAGTGGTGGTAAGTTTAGTAACCCATCTGATGAAGTTACCAATAGCTTTACCTGCACTCACTAAAGGTTTAATAATAAAACTTAAACTCTCCGCAATTACTTTCGCTATAGAAGCCATATCTGCGTCACTGATTTCAAAGATAGCACTGGTTACACCCTGTAATGCTTCTTTCAAATCATTAAACACACCTGCGTCTGCAACTGCAAGGAAGAGTCTTGTAAACTGGTCGGACACGTTAGAAAGTGTCTGAGACCATGTATTCATATTTGACATCATAAGACCTGCAACACCTAAGTTGTCTGCAAGGTCAGCGAAGTCTTGTGCAATCTGTTCTGGTGTATCTCCCCATGAACGACCCAAAATACCCTCAACGTCAACGTCAAGAGCATTTTTAAGGGAACGTACTTCACCACTGAAAGCATTTCGGATAGCTGTACCCCACTGCATAGCAGGTACATCTGGTCTAAATGCCATAAGGTCTCCAATGAATCCCATCAGTTCTTGTTGGAATCCATTTTTCGCACTTGTCAGAGTCTCAAATGCGTCAAGACCATTCGCTGTGATAGTGGTAAACATACCAGAAAGGTCATTGATTTCAAAAGGTGTTTTAGCCGCAAAGCTCATTAACTTACTAATGGCTTCTTGACCTTTTTGTGCATCACCTGTTAAAGCATTTACAGTGATACGCAAACTCTCAAACTGACTACCAGTATCTACTGTACCTTGTAGCAGTTTTTGGAACATACCAGTAATGGTTGTTCCCATACTTAGAAAGGTGTCACCTAACTGCCCGGTCATTGTTGAGAGTGAACTCAGAGCAGTCAAGTCTGCCATTCTATTTATAGAGTCTGTTGACTGCTCTGCCATCTGCGTCAGTCTCATTAACTGATTCGCCGCATTGTTTATTCCGGCAGTAGCGTTGTCAGTGAAGGACAAGATAAGTCCTAAACCAAAATCCATGAGGTAAACCTCCTTTCTTCTTATCTATTTTCTTTATAAGAAGACTTCGGAGTATTACCACTATTATTGCTACCTTTACTTTCGGCTTTAATCTGCTGTTTTATTCTATCATTCCACACACCTCTTTCAGTGCATGGCATATTCCAAAGCTCTTCTCTGCCCCAGTGATAGAAATAAGCAAGATTGTGAATTTCCATGACAGTTACATCAATGGGGGAGAGAACTAATATCTCTTCCCCCAAAAATGCAACAAACTCCATTAGAAAAAATCAGAACTACCTACCTGTCCACTAATGTCTTCACCACACACATCACAAGTGATTTCAAGGTTGGTATCAATGCCGAAAACATTTTCTTTAATTAAATCCTGCAAGTACTCTCTGTCTCTTAAACTCATATCTGCCACTCTGTCATTAAATACAGGTGTTCCGTCATCAAAGCTCATTAAACGTGTTAAGAGCATTGTTGTGGCAGAAGCCATGTTCTTCTTAAACAATGGGAACACAATCTCTCTGTCTTCTCCGTTCATCTGTCTAAGAGTGCCAATCTTATGTACTACTCCCTTAGAGTCTTTGTAACCTCTACCCGGCAGTTCAAATCCATAAGTGTACATTCCATTAAACGGAGTGACTTCAAACTCGTCAATTCCAACGATAGTCTTTAGGGTTGCTTTACAGTTCGGGCATTTGTGGGTAAATGTAATATCATTACCCTTGGAGAGCTGTCTGACTTTCATAGCCATGTAGTCAAGGTCTGCTCCCAGAAGACTTCTGATTAACTCTCCCCACTTCTTCGGACCGAGTTCTTTTCTGGTCTTGCCACCAATGTCTACCACTGTTCTCTCTAACAGTACATTGACTAATCTACCACCATTCGCTCTAATCTCCGGCTTGTTGATTGCTTCTTCATCTTTACCATTCATTTCACGATAAGAAAAAGTTCTGAGGTGTTCACCCTCATACTCAATACCTGCTAAAAGAGGTTCGTCTCTGACAATACCATCTTCATCAACAACACTGTCATTCAACTGCCGAATATTCTCCTGCTCAATCTGTTCAACAACACTTGCCATACTCTCGTCTTTTGCTTTCTTTAATGCCATAATCAATTCCTCCATTAAAATAATTATTGAAAATTTGCTACCCTTATAATACAACAAAAACCTCCCTAATGCAATAGGAAGGTTTCTGGTGTTTTATTTCATTGTGTGATTACAGGAAGTACTCAAATGTCATTGTCAGCGTTTCGATGATTACATCACTGCTTGTAGCGTCCAAATCAGCACATTCATACTTACTGAACCATGCTTCTGCACACTTAAACTCTCTGCGGATTTTTCCAAATCTGTCACAAACTTGGATAACCACTGTGTTACGAACCGTGTTGTTGTTAAACACTTTCTCATAAATACCTTGCAGGTAGTCATCAGCGTACATACCTCTTTCAAAGGTAACATCACTAACAGTCTCTCTACCCGGAAGTTTATGTGTATGGTCATACATATTCTCAAGGTACTCAACTACCTCTACTTCTCTACTGAGACCTCCGACTTTCTGAAAGCCTACACCAGTAGGAAGACCCGGAATAGAGACTCTGAACATGAAAGACTGTAAAGGGTCTGCTTCAATGGTTCTTGAAGCCATAGCATTTAAAGCAAGCCCTTTAAACATATTGTATAACTTATTCATGCTTTATTCCTCCTTATTAAGAATTACTTGCCATAGAGTGAGCAAGTTTGATAACCACAAACTCAGCAGGTTTAACAGGAGCATAACCAATCTCAACATACAGGAAACCATTGTTGATAGTTGCGTCTGTGTTGTTGGTAGCGTCACAAGTGACATAGTATGCTTCTTCTGCTGTACCTTTCAACACTCCATTTAAACGGAGAGTTTCAAGGAAGTCTTGACAGGTAGCTGTCACTCTACTCCACAGTGATTCGTCATTCGGCTCAAACACTGCAAACTGTGTTCCGGCATACAGAGACTTCTTGATATTGTAGTTGATAATTACATCAGTTACATATCTCATATCCGCTTTCGGATTAAGACCTCTTGCACCCCAGACAACAATACCTGCATTTGTTCTGGAAACAATACAGATAACACCCACAGGGTTAAGTTGACCAATTTCAGCGTCAGTCAGTTTCTTCTCCATAGAAAGGAAACCTTTAACTACTGCGTCAACTCCGGCAGGTGCTTTCTTGATACCTTGCTGACCGATTACTCTGGAATAAACACCCATCACATGACCTGCTGTTGGAACTGTCTTTGTACCATTCGTAAGAGGGTCAGATACAACACCCCACGGATAAGCAAGACAACCACCATAAGCACTGATACTCTTTCTGTACTCCTTGGTCTCTTTAACAGTAGAACCAATCGGCATATCCAGAATCGGGAATAACATATGTGCATCACAGTAGGTTAAAATTCCGTCATTAACTGTTTTAGAAGTCTGCCCCGGAATAGCAAGAAAACTTGCGTCATCAATGGTACTGCAAACCTCAAGTGCAGAAACGTAGTTACTGTCAGCTAAATCTTCAATACCATCTGCTCCGTCAGCAAGAGTAATTGTCTCCTCCTGTAACTTTGTCAGTGCTGTTTCAGCTTTAGCAACAATCCAGTTCTGTGTGGTAATGTTACTATTGATGGTGTCCACAATAGTGTCTTTTGTTACTTCTGTAATCGTTGCCACTCCTTCATCAGAAGAACTCATAGTAACAATTACATCAAACACCTCATTGGTGTTCTCTACCCAGTCAGCACTTTTCTTAATCTGAACAGTAGGTGCAATCGCTCCCGGATATTTTGCTTCAATCTGTAATCCAGTGTTTAAAGTACCTGTGGCTTTTGCTTTCTTTGCTGTGTTAGAAGCAACACGAACAACATACACAGAACTTCCACCATTAGCAAAAAATCCATATACAGAGTACGGAAGGTCACTGCTCTTCATAAAAGGTGTTTCAAGACCATTTGCGAAATTCTGAATGAACTCTGTCCAAGATGATACTAAAACAGGCTCATTTACAGGACCACTCTTCATAGCACCAATCAGAATACCGATTGTGGAACTTGCTTGCTGAATAGGACTTGCACCAGTTGATACGTCTTGAATGTAAACGTCTGGTCTATTGAAATCCATAGTCTATTCCTCCTTACTTTCTTTATTGTCAACTGTCTTTTCAACAGTAGGCTTTTTAGCTGTCTTCCTTTCGACAACCTCTCTCACTGTCAGAAGTTCTTGTTCCGACAGATTTTTCAAATATCCGGTGTACTGTTTATCACTAATCTGTTTCTCTTTACCCGGAAACAGTCTTAATGTTTTTCCATCACCGAGAGTACAAACAATAGGTCTGTTAATACTCATATTTTTAATGATGTAGGACATTTTCTTCCTCCTTTACAAGTATCACCTGTTAATAGTAAACCTAAAGCAATTACTCCGAACTTTCGGAAGAGTCTGCTTTCAACACTCTATCTGCAACCATGTGAACATTATAACCTACTTCGTCATCTAATTCTACCCATATCACATAAGAAATTACAGAATGGAATAATCTTTTTTGATTTTTAATCAAGTCCGAGGACTTCATACTCTCATTCAGTAACACATTAGAAGACCTTTCAACACCTCCGTCATCAATCACTTTCAGATTGAACTGTCGGAAGTGTTTCATAAGCCATGTTCGTGTCATGGTATTTATATCTTCTTTATATCTCGACCAGAAATCAATCTGGTATATGAGATTAAAAGGTACTGCTGAATCCTGCATACTGAGTAAATTCTCTTTTTCATTCTTACCCATAATCACTGGGTTAGGGTTGTATCTCCTTGCGTCAAACCTATTAAAGATGTGAGTAATCGTCACACAAGGAATTTGCTCTTCCCTTAAATCTTCTTCTGGGTCTCTGACAAACACCATCTTATCTGTTACTGGTTCTATTGTACCCATAGTCGTAAGGTACTTAACTGTATTCAGAATTTCTTCTTTCAGTCCTTTTTCAACTTCTTCAAACCAAACATTAGCCGACATTTCTCACACCTCCTTATGGCTCAACAATCTCTTTAAACAACTCTTCCCAACTTTTCTGTAGCAGGTCTTTTACTTCTTCAAAAGTTGGTCTCACCAATGGTCTTGGAGGTAACTTATCAGTACCATATTCAAGCCATATCATAAGCTCACTCATTTTCATTCCACCTTCATGTGACTTCCAAGGTGAAGCACCTACAAAGATTGTACTGCCAGTAGCACTTGACTTAATACGTCTTACTTCAAGTCCATTTGCTAACTGTCCAGTCTCAATCATAATGGTAGTGTCACCACCTTTAAGCTCAACTGTGTGGTCTGCTAATGGTGTCCAACCTAAATCTTGGCTGTAGATATGACCTTTCATCTTTTCAAGAACCATCTGACCATCTTCATAGAATTTTGCTTCAAAAGCAGGTTTCAACTTAACTGCAATATTGCGTAAGTGAATACCTGCTCTATTCCAATCTCCTGTCATTTGAAGTTTCAGTGACATTCAAACCACCTTCCTCTTCATTGTCATCAGTGATAAAAATGGAAGTAACATCTGACCTGTACTCACATTCAAATACAACAGTCAAGAATACATCTTCCACAAAGGTCATAGGCTTTACATTCTTAATCTCATAGTAAGCACCATGAAACTCAATGTAACCTCTTCTAAGATACTCCCAGTCTTTCTCAGTTTGACAAGCAACACCTTTGTCTCTTAAAGACTTATAAGGCACTGTGAATTTTGGGAGGTCTTTAAATTCCGATTCTACAACCTCGTCACCTTTGGCTTTCATATTACTCTGGGTTTTTGCTACAAGTAAGACAGGCTTTTTATACCTTTTGACTTTTGATTCTCCGTAAAAACCACCATCTGTATCTGAACTTAACAGATAAAGATTTACTCCATCACTCACACCATCTGTGAACATGATAGAGTAAACTTCATTCAATCCATCTACGAAAGCGTCTTGAATCTCTTTATCCATTAGCACCACCTCCGAAAGAATCAATATTGATTTCCTCTTCGGTCATTACAGGAGGGGTCTGGAATGTGACTTGCTTATATCCAAACAACTGATTTCTCTCAATAGAAAACACTGCCAAATAATACTCTTTTTCTGGTTGAAGTCCAGTGACTCTTTTGTGTGTATTTCTAAAATTCATTGTAGACATTACAAGTTTAGCACCTTCCAGAACTTTATCTTCTGCTTTTGTTCCCTCCTTGTAAATATCAATAATAGGACTCTCACTCACATACACCAGATATTTACCAAAGTGGTCATTATTAAAAGAAGACCAACTAAAGGCTACTGAATCAGTGGTAATCTCTCCTACTTTAACTCTCACAATAGGAACAGGACCATGTTCATAGTTCCTTAGTGAGTAGTGGTTCTTTGAGCGAATTGTGTCATAAGTGGTTACACCTTGAATACCTGTATTTGGGTCTACTGTTGCTCCTCCACCATTTTCTACCCAGTCTTCATACTCTTCTTGAGCGTTTTCTGCAAGTGCCATATAATGTTGAAATCTCTGGTTACGTTTCAACTGGTTATTATTATCCGCTGTAAGGTCATACAAAGGTGCGGAAATAACTGCCAGTTTCAAGTACAGTTCTTTCTTTGACACTAAAATCACTGGATAATCAGAACCCGGTGGCAAGTCAGTAAGGTCTTCCATAGATGGATAGACCTTTGACATACCCAGTTTAAGGAACATGGTAAGTTCTTCATCAGTCATAGTCAAGAAAGCCGGGTCATTAACCTCAGCTTTTTCATTCTGTACATTCACTGCACTCCTTAAAAGAGTTACCAGTTCATTGACTGTAAAAATCATAACACTTACCACCTTTCATTTTCTTTTACAGTGGTGCTAAAATTCCTGCTTTATTAAGAACACTCTTAACAAACTCCGGCACATTATAGCACTGACCTTCTTTTAAATCATAGAGTTCACCACCAATGAAACATCTATGGTCTCTGTTGGCTCTTACTCTTACATTCTTATGAACCACAGTCTTGTCTTCAACTGCTTTGCTGTCAATCTCAACCTCTGGCTCTTTCTCCTCTTCTGGAACAGACACTTCAACGTCAGTTTCTACTTCAACCTCTTTGGTATTGTCTCCAACTTCTGTATCAACTACAGAAGTCTCCTGTACTTCAACTTCTGGTGTAGTGTCCTTCTTTACTGCTTTCTTTACTGCCATGATATTTTCCTCCTTAATTTAAAATAAATAAGGGAGAGGAAGATAACAAGTGTCTTCCTTCCCTTTCTTTCTTAGGCTACAAGCTGAACTTCCATTTCTGCTGTCTTAGCACCAGAGGTGGCTACAATCGTAATTGTACCTGCCTTTGTGGTACTTGCAACAGTTAAAACACCTGCTGTGGTAATGGTTGCACCTGTATGTTCTGCTTTCAAAGTATAAGTCACACTGTTTGTCATTTCATCACCGAATTGTGATACTGCTTTAGCCACATAAGTAGCTGTTGCATTGGCACTTTCGGGAATCTTCACTTCACTTGGACCATCTTTAAAAACTACACCTGTGAACACATCACCAACTAATCCTTCAAGGATTCCTGCAAGTTTCTCTGGTGTCTCATGTGCATAGAAGACTGCCTGTTTAATAGCTTCAAACTTCTTACTCATATTCACACCTCCGGGAATGAATTAAGCTGTTTCGATAACAACACCATACTCGTTATTCAGAATACCAGTACCCCAGATAGCGTACCATGCAAGAGACTGTTTACGTCCAAAGTCTTCAACACCGTTGTCACGAAGTTCAACAGGTAAAGACCATGCAATACCATAGTACTCGTCACCGAAAATAACAGCTTTATATACAGGAACTTGGTTTCCATCAGCATTTTTGATAAGGTCTGCGTCATAAGCCGGGTCAGTATTGGCACAAGCACCATTGCTCATAAGAGTTGTTTCAATGAAACGAGTGTCATCAATACGACCAATCTCACCGTTAAATAACTGCTCTGGTGCTCCATAGTTAGAAGCGTTAATCCATGCACTGTCATCACGAAGGTCACGACTCTGGTGAGGGTGAACGAAACAAATCCAGTAAGCACCTTCACGCTTTGGAGCGTTATTAGTAGCAAGGATTTCAATAGCGTCCTTGATTGTGGACACCTTCATCTTACTGTTAGCTGTCAGACCAGAACGCTCTGTAACAGCAGTAGTACCATCAGAAGCAAACACAATATTTGTACCAGACAGTGCTGTGTCACGAAGTTCACAGTCAAGCACCATAGCATAGTCACGACCCAGAAGAGTTGTAGTACTTGCCATAATGTCATCAAAACTGGACTCCATCAGAAGTCTACTGTTAGATACAGCGTTACCATGCTCGGTAACAGTAATCTGTTTCATGGAACTGCTGAGTGCCTGTGTAGTCATATCTACCATTTCAGTCAGCTTACCACCAAGTTTCAGATTGGCATAAGTCATCATGGAAATAGTAAGACCCGGTTCAACACCTAACTCAGTCTTTCTTGTTGCGAATTGTGCGAAACGCATAACAGGCAGTGCCTTAAACTCAATCTCCTTGGAATACACCATACGGATTGCGTCTGTAAGTTTTACACCACCATTAGCATCTGTTGTAGCAGTAGTTACTGCTCCTGCCGCATAAGCCTTCATTGTAGCTTTTTTAATAAAACTTGCAAAAATGTTCTTTTTTGCTTTGTTCATCACACGATTACCTCCTTAATTTATTTTAATGTGTGTGGTTGCAGTAAAGGTTCTCCTTTATCTCAATCCCTGTTTTCTACGGAACTCTTTGTATTCCGGTGAAGCAGGGTCTAAAGAAGCTAAGTACTCAAGAGAGTATTCGTTGTCCTGCTGTGGAGAAGCCGGAGGATTTGTAGGATTCTTAGGAGTTCTCTTATCTTTCTTAGTAGTAACTCCCATCTGCTTTCTAATCTCTTCACTTCTTGCCAGTGCAGACTCAAGACTCTTATCAAGTTCCTCAACAGTGTCACCAAACACTAACTCTGGAACTAAAAGGTCTTCTTTGTGTTCTGCCAGAATTTGAGTCTTATGAGTTTTAACCTCATACTCTTTCTCAAGTTCTGCTCGGACTTCTTTCTCTACCTCTTCTCTGTTCACAGGCTTTTGACCTTCAAACTCTTTCACCTTAGTGTCAAGAGCTTCTTTCTCTTTTGTGAGTTTGTCAATCTCTGCTTTCAGAGTTTTGACTTCCTCACTGTCACCCTGTCTGGCAGTCTTCAACTTATCCTGTGCTTCTTTTAACTGCTTCTCTAAATCAGCTTTTGCCAGAAGGTCGGTGTTGTGCTGTTCTGTCAGTGTGTTGACCTGTGTTTGAAGTTTCTCAATCTTCTTGTACTGTTTGTCCTTCTCTTCTTTTCTTGCTTTCGCAATCAAATCCTCATAGTTGATAGTAGGCTTTGTTACTGTAGGGTCATTACCCTCACCACCTTCATCACCCGGTTTCTCTTCTGCAAATGCTTTAAGAGTCAGACCATTAAAAAGTTTTCTCACGATTGCTTCTGTACTCATAGGTCCTACAATAATACCACGTTTCTTAGTCATAAGTGTACCTCCATACTTTTTGATTTTCTTTATACTAACACATAATAATCTGCAAGTCCAGTAGTCTCACAGATTATTTTATGTGTTTTGCACTTCTATTGTACAGTTCCTCCACCATTTTGTCCAGTAATTTCTGTACGAACTTGTTCAATAGGTGTCTGTCCATTAGTCATGCCACTGTTAATTTGAGGTGCTTGACCTTGCATTTGATTCTGATACCACATCTGCTGTAACATAGGGTTAAAGAGTTCTGGGTGTTCCTCTCTTTCCTTATCAATCTCTGCAAGTTTCTGGTTAATGTCTTCTTTGCCGATTCTTTCCATAGCACCATGTCTACACTCAAGACCCAGTTTCATTTCTGACTCAAGTTTCTGTAACTCAAGAAGTTCGTCCTTCGGAAGAGTGTCTGGAAGAGTAACCTCATTGTACAGGAAGTCTTTCTTACTGATATTATCTGGCTTCTCAATCAGTCCTTCTAACAGTGCAATGTGAAGAATCATTTTATTCACTGTCTCAAGACTGGTCTTTGTACACTGTCTCTTTATCCTCGTTTTTTCAATCAGTGGCAGGTTCATATACTGTAAAGCAACACCACTTGTGTTACTGATAGCATTAGCACCACCTAAAACTGTCTCTGGAACACCACCAATTTCACACATAGCTGTCTTTAAAGAATCCGTGTAATTAGAGCTTGCTCCTAAATCTCCCTGTAACTCAAGGTTTGCTACTTTAGCGTCTTTTGGAAGACCTCCCCACACTTTATTAGCACCCTTCTCAAGATTACCAATCTTTGCTCCAAACACACAGGTAATAGGTGCTGAGTGATAGTCAATGATTTCAGAAATATCACTTCTCTTAGTGTTCAACTCCACATTCAGAGGAATAATATCTTCAAGGTCTCCCATACCATAAGTTCTTCCGGCAATCGGAAAGTTCTTAATCTGGACAAAAGGAATGATACCATAAGGGTTATCCATTTTATCAATCTCTTCTTTATCTTCATACACAATGATTTTATCTCTTGTCCACAACTCTTTGTAAATCACAGTGGTAAGGCTTGACCTTCTAAAGAGAATACCAGTATTCACTCTCTTCTCAATCGGGTACATGATAAGGATGGAATCCAATTTATCCTTGTCATGTGGATTGAAAGTTGGGAAGACATATTGTGTAGGAAGTACTGTAAGCCTAATCTTTCCATCTGGGTATTCCTCAAATGGGTCATCTAAATCTTCTGGTGATTCAAAGGACACTTTCATCCATGCTTCACCTGTGATACTCTTAGTCTGACCGATTTCAACACATAGTTCATCTCTCTTATTGGAGTTCCACACTGCATTTAAGAAGTCATTGACTGTTTTCTCAACAATCTTCTCCGGCTTGTTCTCAAGTTCGTCTGGGTCAATAACACCATCACCATTCTGGTCTCTGACAGTGGTATCAATCTTAGTATCTCCCACTGTAACACCCTTACCATCAAGTGCCATAGGTGTCTTGATAGAAAATCCCTTACCGAACTCAAAGGACACAAACTTATTAACAAAGGGTCTACAGTAGTTAAATGTCACCTGTGGACTATCAAGGTCATCAATACCTTCCCAATGATAACCCTCATAGAAGTTCCATGCTTCTTTAATCTTTTCAAGTCTCAACACTTCAAGGTTTGTAAGGTCTCCTTCACTAACAAGACCACCAATGTTAAGACTCTCTTCTAATCCTGCATTATATCTGTGTTTAAAAGTGTTCATCATTTACCTCCTTCTTTTTCCTGTGAATCTGTTTCTGCTTCTCTGCTGTTTAGCATACTGTGTGAGTGGTTTGTTACCAAATAACTTGCTTCTGTCTTTTGTCTCAGTGTCATCTTTTACACCCGGCTCTCTTGCTCCCCACAATGCTAAAGCCCATGAGTCGGGGTAATCATCATGTGCCCCTCTTTCATCTGGGTGGCTTACTACAAGATTACTACCACTGTAACCTTTCTGCAAGTCTGTCATCTGCTGAATGAATTTCTGATGTTCCTTCGTCTTTTGTGTCTCTTTACTGTTAGGGTATTTCGCCCTACCAGTGTTTATCTCTTTATCCAGATTCTTATAAAGCTCTGACTTACTCTTAGTACTAAAGACAAACAACTCAACCTCATATTTTACATTGGCTCTAATTCTCTGCCCCAAACTTGATTCTCTGGTAGCGTCTACCACTAATTTAGCAATTCGGAAGTTTTTCAGATAGTCCATAATGATTGCATACTGTTCTTCATAGTCCTTTGCTATCTCTGGGTTAATCTCTAACCAGTCTTTAATGTATGAATTATAAGCTAAATACACTTCCTCTTCTTGTGTCTCTTCATTATAGGCAGACTCCATTAAAACAGGATTCTCCCAGTCAACTTCTACTATAGTGATGACAGTACTATCTGCATCTTTGCTCTTCTTATCACTACCTCCACCAACATCAATACCTCCAACATGGTTTGCTTGGAGGTCTCTGTCTACTCGGTCAAGGAAACTATCACCACAGTTAGCTTCAAATTCATCAATGTCAATAAACATACCTCTTGAGATAATCCACTCAAGATTGTATGACATACGGAACTCGTCACTGTTCTCTCCGAGACTTCTCTTCTCCCTTTCAACATACTTTGCATATCTTGGATTGTACTTCTGTACCACCTTATAATTGTACTCAAAGTGATTTCTAATCTTGATACGCTTTTCTTCATAATCCTTTTTGTTTCTCTGGATTGCTTCATAGAAATCACCCTTAAAGGTTGTTGCAGTACCAATCTTACAAATAGTAGCATTGTAAGCCGCACCCATAGGGTGAATAGACTTTCTGATTTTGTAGTTACTAATGTCCTGTGCTTCTTCACAGATAATGAACTTAAAGGACTCACCCTCAATATTACTACCATCACTAGCAGAGATAGCAGTTACAAATGAACCATTACTGAGTGCTACAGTCTGTCCATTGGAAGTAGTAAACTCAAGTCTAAAGTCTGGGTCTTCCAGAATAGCAAGACTCTCTTTACACTGTATTCTGGACTTCATTCTTCGGTAAGTAATTTGTGCCTGTCTCTGACTCGGAGCGAAAATTCCTACCCAAAAACCATCTTTAAACATTTGTAGTCTTGGGTCATCTGCGAACATTGGCATATTTGCCAACTGTGGTAGGATAATCATAAGACCACCAACTGTGATAGCAATAGTCTCAGTCTTACCACTCTGACGAGCAAAAAGAGCTGTAATTTCAGCTCCATCATTTTCTAGTACAGACCTTATGATACGTTTTGAAAACTGAGTCTGATACTTATACATTACCCTTCCAGAATATGCTTCACAAAAGTTATAGATTCTGTCTACCAACTCTGTAGTGCTTATTCTTCCTGCATGGACTGTCTCTACAAAAAACTCATAAAACCAATCCGTGAAAAATGCTAAAATAAGTCTCACATTAAATAGCACGATTTTTACAATCCTATTCACTTTCTCACCTCAATTTCTATATAAAAATAAAAGGGTAAAGACTTTTCAATCTTTACCCTAGTATAAATCATTCTGCTTTAATTGTCCATACAGATTATCTCTTATATCCTCTTGTGTATCTTGGTGTGGTGTTCTTTTTTCTGTACTCGCTCAACACTTTGTTGTCCTGCTTCTTACATATCTCAACTACTCTCCGGCACGTTTTAACATCAAACATACCAATGTGACACTCTTCTTGTGGGATATGTAACATGGCTGATAACCAGATATAGGCTTCTTTTCGTGTCATCAAACCAGATTTCCAAAGAGTATCAAAAGCGTCATGTGCTTTATGTTTCTCTCTTCTTAAAACACTGTCAGCAAGTCTTCCCAGTGGAATATCTGTTCCGGGATGACACCCTACATAAGAGTCACACTGAGGAAAATTACTACACACCCACATCTTTCCATAATTCTTATTATTGTGATACACAAAATGGGAATCTCTTAAAACTACATTCGCTCCACAATAAGGACACTTTTTAGCAAACCCATAAGCAGACTTACTTGGTTTATCTTTTCGACTCATTACATTCCTCCTGCTTGAACATGGTCTTTCCATGTACAATCTAAGGCTGACTTGTCTGGTCTCATTCTAAAGAAACGAGGGTGTCTCATTTTACCAGTGTCCTTAAACAGCTCATTTGCTTTAATCTCTACTACTTCACCTTCAAAGGTATATTTCTCCCAATCTTTGCTCTCAGTTATGTGCTTATTATTAGACTCTTCCTCCGGCATGATTTTCACTACTTCACCAGTCTTCTTGTTTCTCCATGAGAATGAGAAAGTGTTTCTCATATCATCATTGAAACCAGAACAGTCACCTACTTCAACTACTTGACACTCTTTACCTTCAAGTGTCATTGTCTCAATGTTAAATTTCTTACTCTTCGGAAGTTTCTCAATTTCCTCTGGGGTAATAATTACACCATATCTGATGTTACCCACCATTCTGTAGTAATGAAATCTTGTTACAGGTCTGAGACCTCTGTTTAAAAGACCTTTGGCAGAAGTCTGACTCATAATATCTACTCCCTGTCTTTTGTCTTCAATATCTACCCAGTAACCCCATCTGTCATTTGGGAACTTACCTTCATATTCATCTGTAGGCTCAGTGAAGCCCATGATGACACACTCTCTTGTCAAAAACTTCTTGACTTTGGAGTATTCCCAACCTCTTTTATGGTGGTATCTACCTTCTTTAGACTTTAAAATAACTCCCTCTCCACCAGTAGCTACAATTAGCTCATAGTAACCTCTAGGTGTCATGTACCCCGGTTCTTCATGTAAGCACTTGTACAGATTAGGGTACACCTCTTTTTCATCTTCAAGTGTATCAAAGAATGGGTCTTCATCAAAATCCGTAATTCTATTCATTAACATATCATGAGCATATAATTTATCACCTGTCACTGGGTCAGTGATGTACTCTCCACAAACATAGAATGGTACAAATTCTACATACTTACTGCCAGTCTCTTCTACTGCTTGCTTTAAATACCTCTTTCTCTTTATCAAGGACATTTTTCTAAGGTCAATACCTTTGTACTTGATAATATCAAAAGCATGGAGAGAAATAAATCCTTTCTCAAGCTGTCTGTCTACAGCTTTATCCCACAGACAATTCAGTGTACTTGAGACTTCTTTGAATGGCTGATTGTTAATGAACATTTCTCCATCAAGAACAGTGCCATCAAGCTCTGGAACATCAATATCCCGAATGTGTGGAACACTGTCTGTATTCTCAGTATAAAACCCACTCTTCTTACTCAATCTTCGACTAAACACTCTTGAATAGCCCATATCTGGTCCATCTGCTGTTGGCTGACTAAAATACTGATTGATACCTCTAGTTCCGTCAAACTTCTCTTCGATAATGTTTGTCTCTTTAGCAAACTGTTCATCCTGTTCTTCCTCGGTCTCTAATTCTTTGGCAGTCATGGGTTCATAACCTTTAACACCTGCAAACTGATATACTTCTGGACAATTCCACTCTTCTTGAGGAAACATTTCTTCAAGCTCAGTTCCATCACCAAAGTAAAGTCTATTGTCAGACTCTCTGTGTAATGTACTAAAGTCTTTCTTCATCAATTCTACCTCACTTTCTTTTTCTATATCTCTATTATATCACATAACACAGATACTATAAAATCACTCCTGTATATCATCCGGTGTCTCTTCAATGTTACTGTCTCTGAGTTCCTTGAGTTTATAGGCTCTCAACTCTTTCTTCATTTCCTCATGCTCTTTGATAACCTGTATCAATTTAGCAAACACTCTTCTCTTCTGTTGGTCTCCTGTTGAAGCAATACACTGAATACAGTAATTCTCCAACTGTTCAGAAGTAAGTGAAGCAGGTGGAGTAGGTTCATTCTCCTGTTCTACAGGCAGGTCAACCTCTTTTAAAATATCACTCTGTTTTCTACCACCTTTAAATGTTACATCAATTACTTCATGCTTTCCCGGGATGTGTGGCATACTACTTTTCCTCCTTTACTATAATCAGCTCATTTAACAGTTCTTTAAGGTTTCCTTTTGTGTTCATGCTTTCTATTGGCACAAGTCTATTTCCCGGCAATAAAGATGCTCTGAGGTCTTCTACCTTGTCATCATTGATAATAACATGGCTGTAAATAACAGGGTCGCATATACCGGGGTCTGGATTGTACACACCAATAGGATTGAACTGAGAACTAAACATTAGTCTCTGGTTTTCCTGCTTAGTACAATCAATCATTTTTGCTACTGCCAGACTGGACATAAACATCATAAGGTCATACCCTTTGTGTGGCAGAACTTGACTCAAATTCAGTGACACATAGTTTCTTTGTCCTAAATGGTCTACTTCATGTTCTACTACTAAATTAGTGTAAGCTGTTCTCACCGCAGTTGCAAAGCACACAGGCACATAGTCTTCCTTATATGCTTCTTCTCTAGTGTCAAAGTACTTTAAATCATCAAGCACTTTATCCAGTTTTACATTTTTCTGCACCCGAATATTCTGTTTGAGCAGGTCTTTCTTTAAACACGCTATCACAATACATTCCTCCTTTATATAAAAAATAGGGAACAGATTTCTCTGCTCCCTAATCTTAACACATCTGACCTAAAGGTTCAACTTACTCAGCTTCGTACTCTTCTCCGCAATTCTCACAGATGAACTTTTTGGATTTCTTCTCATACTTGAGCTTACGTCCACAGCAGTAATTCTCTTCGTCAATCTCATAAGGGTCTCCTGCTTCATGCTCTTCACCATCATCATCAATGAAGCGTTTCTTAACCTCACAGTACATAGCAACAAGGTCTTCAAACTGGTAATCATCACCCAGAGCTTCAAGCTCTTCCTCAGAAGCATAAGTCTCAAGGAATGTCTGAATGTCCTCTTCTGTGATAGTGTCATTCTCAACACCTTCGATAATGTCAGCCATCATAGACTTAACTGCTTCGGCTCTCTCTTCACTCATACCCTCTGGATTGTTTACACCCTCTGGGTCATACTCTGGGAAGTAAGACTCTTCATTAAACTCTTCGCCATCTTCATCTTCGGCAGTCTCCTCTTCTGCTTCTGCTGTTGTTTCCTCAACATCAGCTTCTTCCTCAGAATCGTCTTCTTCGTCATCATCTTCAAGCTGAACAATGCCATCTGCGATTGCTTTCGCTAAAACTTTGACAACATCAGACTTCTTGCCCTTTGCTTCAATGTCAAACTCTGCAAGGTACTCAATGATTTCCTTTGCAGACATATCTTCGGTAGCTTCTGTAGCCATCTGAATGTACTTCTCGTCTACTTCCTCTTCCTCTGGCTCTTCGGTCTTTGCAGACTTTTTCAGACCGCCTTTCTTCTTGTTGATAGGAACAACTTTTCCATCATCTTTTGCAGGTGCTTCTGTCTTTTCCGGCTCTGCTTCATTATTCTCAACTGTAGCAGTAACAGTTACCTGTAACATTCTCTCAACAATCTCGTCTCTTGTACCCTTGCAGGAAACACCAACACTTGCACCCAGTTTCTTGAGTTCATTAAACTTCATGCTCATAAGCTGTTCTCTTGAGAACTTACCTTCAACTGTTGCTTCTGTCTCTTCCGGCTCATTCATAGCAGGCTGTTCTTTCTGTACTGCCTGTCTGCGTGTTGCAGACTTGGATTCCACTGCATTTCTCTTCTCTACTCCACCTGCAAGTTCGTCTCTCAGAATAGTAGCACCTTCAATAATTGCATTAAGTCCTTCAATAATTCTCTCGTTTTTCATGTGATTTTACCTCCATAAATTCTTTAATATGTTTTATTTTTGAGCTTTCGTTTGCTCTGTGAACACAGTATAGCACTGGTGTTAGTGAATGTCAAACACCTTTGGTTTAAGGTCTCCAACACGTTTCTTTAAATACGTTACTTTCTCCTCAATCTTTAACATTTCAGAGAATAGTCCTTTCACTGCTTCACTCTTTTCATCAAAAGGAATAGTGTCAGAACCTAAAACTGCTTCGTGTCTCGCTTGTAATTCTTCATAAGTACCTGTCAGTGTTAAAATAAGGTTATTCAGAACACCGACATTTTTATTAGAGACTTCTTTGATAAAGTCCTCCATAGGACTATCAATAAGAACTCCCAGACTGCTTTTTGACTTCAATGGTATTCACCTCCTCAATCTTGTAATTTCAGATTCAAGTGTATCATTGTCAGCACAAAAATACAACTCACCACAATCTTGACTGGAAGATAGACCTCACAGAAGAATTGATAATACACTACATATACAAGACCTGCAATCATGCAGAAAAATGTAGCAAGCATAGTAATCTTCCGTATAGTGTTCAATAGGTTCACCCAGAAAGGTATAAACTTATCAACAACAAACAATCCTACTTTCCTAAAGAAGTACTTCATACTGCAATCACCTCCTTCATAGATAATAACCCCATATCTACTGCTCGATTCGTGTATCTCTCTAAAAGAGAATAAAATTGAGGGTCGTGCATAACACCCTTTCTCCGAACATAGTTAGGATTTGTGTATTGGAGGTGATGACACACCTCATGTATTGTATGATAAAGCACCGTTGAATAAGAAAACATAATCTTCATCTTTTTATATTTATAAGGATAGATTCTCACCTCTGCGACTTTACCCTCATACTCTGGAAAATATCTACCATAGAATGATTTACTGTATGGTCTAATCACAACATTAAATTCTTCCACTGGCAGTCTCAGCTTTTGCAGGTCAGAGACTAACCTGTGCTGTAACTCTTCCTCACTAAGCATATTAAACAACCTCCTAACTCTGTAAGAAAGAGTATAACACAGGTTACTCTCACTGTCCACTTTATGCAACTAACAACATTCCTCCGGCAATTCTCTCAAGCTCAATTCTTCTCTCAAGAGTGAAGTCCTGTGCAACTTGAGTAATAGAATTGATAAGACCCCATCTGTTTCTGTTGTAAGTACCATCCTGCATAAGCTGAATAACTTTACCAGTACTTTCATCAGACATATTTGTGGAGTTCTTAATACTCTCAATAAGCTCCTTTAAGGAATCTTCATCTTTAAAAGCGTCCTCAAGTGAAACTGTGGCTGTGTTCTTAATACTTTCTACCACCTTTGCAACAATAGGCTCTACTAAATCAAGAGCTTCCTGCAAATTACTCTGGAACGCTTCTGTTGTAATACCTCTGTGTACTTGGTGGAATAACACTCCAAACTTCTTCGGCACAATCAAACCATTGGTACACACTTTCTTCCAGATAAAGAAGTTCACTGTCAAGTTACTTCTACCCACATCACTTGAGTCAATGGAAAAGCCCGGATAGAGGTCTTCATTGTCAATAGGAAGTCTTGTAGGTGACACCATTCTCATGTGCAATCTCTCTTCATTTAAGAAGAAACCTTTAATATTGTAGTCATCTACAGGGAAAGAGTCCTGCATACTCTGTAAAATGGTAGGTGTATCGCACACTGAATATCTTGGTGTTAAAACACCTCTAATCTTTCCATTGTACTCACGGATAAACAGGTCTTTGTTAAAATCACTCAGCCATGAGTTCATGTTATCTTGTGCAAGTTCAATTCTGCCAGAACTGATACACTTCTTCATATACTCATGTGGAACACCCACTTTGTTACACAACTGACCCATAGCGTGTCTGGAAATGCTAGGTCTTCTCACTTCACCACTTTCAGTAGTGTATGTGATACCTGCAAGGTCATTTAATCTCAGTCTTTCATCAGTGACATTCCTCACTGTAAAATCTTCACATAAACTCTGAATGTTATGTGATTTATCCAGTATCATTTTAAATGATACTTTACCCATATCAAGTAACTCTCTTGTGTCTTCTGTTGGAGTAACAACCTGTGGTGTAATAATCTCCGTTGGTCTTTTCATCAGCTTCATGTTATATCTCCTTTCTATAATTGCTTCATTCACTCAGCTTGTACACTCATTATAGGATAAAAAGAGAAAGAGGTCAAAACACCACTGTGTCTCAACCTCTTCACTATTATACATCTTCTTCTAATAATACCCTCTTAAAGAGCTTCATTACTTTACCGGGCATTGCATGAGTTCTCACATACTTCTTTGCTTCTTCCGGTTCATCAAATGGCACCCAGTTAGAAAGATAATTACCAAGTGCTTCATTATAACGTGGAACACCACATACATAATCTCTCATAAAGACTTTACTCTCAGCACCTTCTAAGTCAAGGTCTCTAATAGGACTATCCTTTCTCTGTCTCAATTCATACATGAGCTGTTCCGTAGAAATACTGGACACTTGAAAATTGATACTCTCAACTCTCTCAAATCTATGTGTCTGACCTGTCTGATTATCCCATCTTTCAGAAATAGTACCCTTATCAGTCTCAGTACTGCTCCACTCTTCTACAGGTCTCACAAATACTCCGTATTCTGGGTGACACACATTAAAGTAGTAGCATACCCAAATATCTCTCACTGCGTCTTTTGCAATATTCTGTACAAAATAGTACTCACCTTTAAAATGTCTGTACAGCCCCGGCTTTACTGTAATTGGTTCATTCATTTGTTTTTCTTCCTCCATTCTTTATATTCTCTTTCTCTGTCATGCCACAACTTAATAAACTCTTTATCTATTGGCTCACCACATGGGTGCATAACAGGCTGTTGTTTCCAACCATCTTCTGTCTTCTCCCAAATCGTTTCATATTTAGCAGACCCAAATAATAAGAGTGAAAATAGAAGTAAAATAAGTAAAATAAAGATGACAACAATAACACCTAAAATAATAAGTAACACTTTCATTTAGTAGTCCTCCTTACTCTCATAGGCAAACACTGCCCCATCAACTGTGTCATAAACAGGTAACTTATTCACCCAATTTTCAGTAACACTATCACTATAGAAATAACACACATACTCTGGTAAATCTGTGCCATGTACAATGACCTTATACACATTTGCTAAAGTCTCTGGCTCAACTACTCTATCGTCCATCATTCCATTGTAGGCTACTGAAAATTGAGGACACCCATTATTCTTCTCATAGATGACTTCTTCAACACTGCTAGGAAATTTACCACTATGTAGTCTGTTTAAGATTACTTGACACACATACTGTTGACTAAGCTCATGTCCTTCATAACTACCTGCTTCTGCTTCAACACATTGAGCAATCAAATAAACCTCTGCTTCTGTAAAATAGTAGTCAGCTATTTCTACTTCCTTCAACTCGTCATTCTCTTTTAACAACTTTCCATAGTCAATCTGTAATTCTTCATAACTCTCTTGCCATGAATTGACTATCTCCTCATTGTCACTTCTCTGCTTGTCTATTAAGACATTCAACTCGTCATTCACCTCCAACAAATCCATATAACTATCATTGGTCTTTATAAAGAAGACAAGAAATAGCACAAGCAATACAAGGATAATTCCTTGATAAACACGTTCCTTCACTTTTATAAACCTCCTAACTAAAAAATAGCTTGCATGATTTCTCACACAAGCTATTCTATCATTTATTTTCGTGTTGGTAAAGTTTCCACAATAGAGTCAATTACCTTTCTCACATCACTTGCACCTGTACCAATAGAACTGTATACATTGATAACATCAATCACTCTTTCAGAAAAACCAGTGATAAGGTTCTTTCTGTAGTCATCAGTATTAGCAATAGCAAAGTTATTACCTAAAAGGTTATCAATGTAAAGTTTCTTAATGACCTTGTTTTTAAAGAGTTTATTCAACTCAGCGTCAGTATCATAACTTCTACCACCCCAATTATAACCCCTTCTTAAAACAAAGGTCTTTCCACTTGAACTGTAGCAATCATTATCAGAAAGTACAATCAGATTATCATACTTAGTGTCCTGCTGATTAAGAGTGTAAAGTGCTACATCAAGAGAAGTTCCACCTCCAACATTATGTCTCTGAATCTCTTTCATAATGTCCATGACTGTAGACTTTCTGGAAATGTTAGTTACCTGTTCACACTCAGTAGCAAACACATACACATCTGCAATACCTTTCTTAAAGCAGATAGCACCTAACATACAAGCTACAATGTCAGCAGTCACATCAGAAGCACCAGAAACAGGATGTCTCATACTTCCACTTCTATCAATGAGGATAGCACTATAGCCATCAATGTTCTGTAAGTTATCAATAGACAGGTCAAGTGCTTCTACTAAAGCGTCCATGACTCTTCTCTTTCCGGCAGAATTATTCAGATTGGAAACTTCCATGTATGCACTATAAAATCTGAATGGTAACAGTCTGGACTTCTCAACCTCTTTCTTATTAGTAAGTTTAGCCACAATGCTGTCTACAGCTTCTTTATCACTAAACATACCTGCTCTGTCAAGTGCTACAAGGTTTTTCACAATAGCCATTACAGAAGAGGTGTCAATGGACTTCTTAACATCAGCCTTAGTAGACTTGCTGTTGCTGTTTTTGGACTTAGAAAGCTCACTCTGTACCTGCTTCACTTCTTCACTGCCACCAAACTCTACATTACCTTCAATGACTCTCTTAAAGAAGTCTTCGCTGACTCTGGAATTAGCCGGATTAGGTCTCAACAGCTTCACACAATCTGCCATAGAAACTTCTCTGTTCTCTCCAAGTGCTTTAGATAACTGATACTCATTAAAGGACTCCAACTTGTGCTGTAAAGCCTTTCTCAACTGCATTGGAAGTGGCTGATTTCTGTGGTTAGTTTTATTCTTACCACGACCTTTTGTAGTCACTTCAAAACCAAACACATTCATCTGCATTGCCATAATGTCAGTAATGTCTTTACCTCTTCTCACAATATAGTCACTGTAAGTCTGTAACTTATTCTTACCAGTCACTTCATCAAGAAAATCCTCACCCTTAAATCTTGGGTCATTAAAACAAGCTGTGAGTACTGCCAGAGGGTACTGAATCATATTGTATTCTCTGCCAATTCTGGCTACCTTAAGTGCATACTCAACGTCCTCGTCTGGGATTTCTGCAATCAATCTCTGGATTTCTTTAAAATCGCTCTCAGCAGTCTTGCCCTTCTCATAGAAAGTCTTCTCACCAAAGAAGCTACCTAACACTTTACTAAACAGTGTTTCAAGAGTATTCAGCTTATGTACCACACTTCCCTCATGGTTCACTGTCTTTCTGGTGTCAGCTTTCATGTTTACACTACCACGTTTGTTGTTCATTGTTGCAATAATAAATTCCTCCATTCTTTCATGTGTTTATATAATAAAAGACCTCACAATCGGGGAATTGTGAAGTCCTTTAATCTTAACTCAAAGTAGCAAGAAGAAAACCATTATTGTGTGAAATCTTTGTGCTTCATTAGCAGTGAAGTGCCTTACCATTAGGCTATCTGTCAAATTTTTGGCTGACGGAGTAGGAGTCGAACCTACAAAATGATGTAAACAATAACTACACAATCCTGCTACAATTATTTCTTCGTTAAAATTAGGAGTAAAGCCATTTAGCTGAGTTTCATATAATGAAAGTTTTCAAGACTTTTGCGTATGCCAATTTCGCCAAATTGCTTTTACACAGCAATTATCGGATTTGAACCGATATATTATGATGTAAGCTAAATGTACACAACCCAATTACTATTCTCTCATAAAGTGGAGTAAAACGATAAAGTCTGTTTGTTTATCATAATGGGATTTGAACCCATATTTGTTCTGTGTTAGAAAACTGTCTTAACCATTTGACTATATGATGTAAACTTTATCTGCACAACCACTTAATTTACTTTTCATCAATAAAGAAGAAAAACGTGAAAGACTTCTTTTTCATATTGTTGGAATTGAACCAACTACACTTATTTCCCAAAAATAATGCTCTACCGATTGAGCTAAACATGATGTAATCTTTCGCTACACATTCCTTATTTGTTTTTTAACACTGCTTTCAGCGTGTCTACACTATAACACACATTCTAAAAGCTGTCAAACTGCCCTTACTGGATTTGAACCAGTGAAATGCAGGAGTCAAAGTCCTGTGCCTTACCACTTGGCGAAAGGGCATTAAAGCTGACATTTTCTCACGCATTTACCTTCCACCAGTGACACTTCTTAGTCATCACCAATGGTACAGTCGAGTGGAGGGGCTGTCAGCTCACCTAATTGGCTTATCTCTAACACATGAAAGTGAGAGTGTTTCTCCGGCACATTACCTCCGAAGAGTCGGAATGACACGACTTGAACGTGCGACAAATAGATTAAAAGTCTACTGCTCTACCAACTGAGCTACATTCCGTTAAGTCACTGTGGTAGGAGAGTCCGTCTGTTATCCTCTCTGTTCACACTTCATTGGATAGACTAAAGTGATTTCAGCTACTACCTCCTTGTCTGCTACTCATACATATCGTCTTGTCTATCAAGACCTTTCGCTTTGGCAATCAACAAGTTTGTGACTATCAGCATTTTTATGTGAGTCCTCCACTACTGGAATACCTCACTTAGTCGGCTGACAAAGACTAAACTGGCTAAACAGGACTTGAACCTGTGACTTTCTGATTAACAGTCAGACGTTCTACCAACTGAACTATTAGCCATTAGAAACACTCATGTAGTTTCTGTTTTCCATTGCTAGCATTGGTTTCTGCACAACTGAGTGTTCTAACATAGAGTAATCCGGCACTCTATGAACTGAGTAGGAAGGTATCGAACCTTCTTTACAACACTGTTGCAACACAGGTGTTTTCTTCCACAACAAAGCTACTCATTATTAAGGTAAGTGTCTGTAGGCTTTCCACCTACTTGCAGGTTTGGTAGTTATCGTCTAACTCACAAGACCTCTTTTACCCAGTGACTTTTCTGGCAACCTTACGGATTTGTTTCCACTGACTATTGCTACACAGTCTTAACCACATGGGAATATGGGCTGTATAACTCATTCCACTTACCAATAGTGGTAAAGGGTACTATCACCTCGCCCTGTTATTATCGGGTGAATTTCGTAGGTACACGCATTACTGCATATTGTGTATGACCTCTCTTACCACTAAACGGAGTGTACAGGACTCGAACCTGTGCTACGCATATAGCGTACTAAAAGATTAGCAATCTCTCCTCTTCACCAACTTGAGTAACACTCCATTACAGACAGTGTGATTTTAACACCCCTGCTCACTTACTTACACCAAAGGGCATTGGCTGTAAACTGTCTGTGTCTCTTGAAGACATTTCAGAGTATATCACAGCTTAAAACTGCTGTCAACTACTCCAAAAGCTGATTATCGTCTAACACCTGTAAGATTGCATTGTTCATCTTTCTCCACACCTTCATGTAAAAGATAGCAACCTTCTCTTCGGTGTCATCATCTAAATCAAGTCCGGCTTCATTTGCAAAAGCATGGAACATTTCATGTGCCACAATCTCACAAGTCCTAGTATCACGTTCTGTCTCACTACACCCATTTTCTTTAGAGTGTAAACAATACAGCTCTTTGTCATACATTCGGCACTCACCCATGTTACCTTCGGAAAGTCTCTTTAACTCTTTTCTCTTTCCAACTTGAACATCATAGTCAGTACCTAACACATTTACAGTAGTGTGTTTCATAATCTCACACCTCCAAGGAACATAAAGTAGAACAATCCTGCAATCATCACTGTCAACACAATGAAGAGTGCTAAGTAGAACCATTTCAGCTTGTAATCCACAATCACGTTTGGTAACTGTGATTTCTTACTGTCATTTGCCATCATGTACACTAAGCAGGCAAACCAACAGAGCATTAAAAACACTAAAATGACGGTTAAAATAAATCTCATGTACCTTCTTCCTCACTTTCTAAATTTCTTCGTCTTTTCTTGACTGGCTCTATTATATCATACTCACTAAATCAGTCAAACGTCCTTTCTGCTCTTCCTGCATTACGTCTTTAACAATAAATTATTTAAT